CCCAAGATCACTGAAACTCTTCTCGAAGACAGTGAGCTGGATCTGGGTAGCTGGTTGATCGCCAAGGTGACTGACAAGTTTGCACGAACTGAAGCAACTGCTTTCGTTTCTGGTGACGGAGTGGACAAGCCTCGCGGCTTCACCACTTACACCCAGAAGACTGCCAACGCTGACGTTTACACTCGCAACGAAGTCGGAACTAAGGTTACTGCTTCAGCTAACTCCATCACTACTGATGAGCTGGTTGAGCTTCGTGCCCTGCTTCAAGCTGAGTATCGCGGAAACGCATACTTCGCTTACAACAGAGCGACTGAGTCTGTCATCCGCAAGCTGGTTGATGGCCAAGACAATTACATCTGGCAACCAGTATATTCTGCTGGTGAGCCTGATCAGTTGCTTGGACAACGAACTGTGATCATGGAAGACATGGCAGACGTTGCCACTGGCAATATCTCTGTCGTTCTTGCTGACTTCCGTAGCTCCTACCTGATCGTTGATCGTTTGGGCATGAGTATACTCGAGGATAGGTACAGTGACAAGCCATACTTGGGCATCTATGCGAGACGCAGGTGTGGCGGATCATGTACAGTTACGGCAGGTATTCGCTACCTCAAACAAGCCTAATAGGGAGGATCTAGAAAATGGCTACTAAAGACTTGAAGAACGACATTGACGTAAGGGAAGGACTTGAACCTCAAGCCCTGACCACTGGATCCACTAACGGATCTAACGTTGACACTCGTGGCTATGAAACTGTCACCCTTCTGGGACAAGCTGATACTGCCTTCGCTGGCACGTTCACTATCCAAGAAGGCGACAGCACCACAGCCTACACCAACGCTGGAGCCGATGACATCATCGGCACCAATGGTGTGGCCGCCGCTTCTGGCGTGAAGACTCTGGGTTACACTGGAAGCAAGAGGTATGTCCGTGTTGTTGTGGCTTGCACCACAGCAGGCGACGCCTCTGCCACCTTTGTTCTCGGAAATCCTCATATCGCCAAGACTGGGGCTAACTAAGAACCGATGATAATCCACGCCCGTTGCATCAAGGACTTCGTCGGAGATGCTTTCGGGCTTGGGTTATTTGAGAAATTTGAGGAGGGGAGGGTTTATGCTCTCCCCTCTGATTTCGTTAAGACGAACGCTAAACATTTCCGACCAGCGGGAAACGAAGAAACAAAACCACTGAGGCAGGCTCTTGAAATCAAAGGTAACAACAGCACCAGCAAGCGAACCCGTAAGCCTAGCAGAGCTAAAAGCAAGCCTCAGAATAACTGATACCGCGCAGGACTCGCTCCTCACGCAGTACATCATCGACGCTCGTGATATGGCAGAGCGTTTCACTGGCAGAAAGTTCATTGAGCAAACTCTGACCAGTTACACAGAAAGGAATTACACCATCGGGAACGAATGGTGGTCTGGGATCAGGCAGGGCCATGTTGGATATTCCCTTGGATGCCCTAGTTACATTGAATTTGACTGGGCTCCAGCCGTAGAGATCTCTTCTGTGGTCACAATAGATACATCCAATTCAGAGTCGGCCTATGCCGCCACGAACTACTACCTTGAGAGCTTTGACGATGACAAGTTGCCAAAGATGCAATTCAACAACAACGCATCGCTTCCTGGTGATCTGAGGCGCGAAAATGCTTGGAAAATCGTATGGAAGGCTGGCTACGGCACAGCGTCCACCGATGTTCCTGCGTCCATCAGACGGGCCATCCTGATGCTTGCTGGACACCTCTATGAGAACAGGGGCGACTGCGAAGGCGAACTGTGTGGGGTAACTGGGGCTTTCTCGATGCTAACCCCGTTCAAGATCATCCGTGGCTGAGTTCTGCTCACGAGATTTCAGGGACGCTGTCATCGTAGAGCGGTCTGTTGAGTCCTCTGACGGCCTTGGTGGATACACGCCAGTCTGGTCAACCTTTGCCACAATCTTCGGCCTGATCGAGACGGCTACTGGTGATGAGCGTCTAGAGGCTGGAAGGCTTGAGCCCGATGAGACAGTGGTGGTTACTTGTCATTTTAGGTCTGACCTTTTGGAGTCTGATCGGCTGGATATTGATGGTGACAAGTTCAACATCACAAGGCTGGAGGACATAGACAGACGATCAAAATTTCTTAGAATATATGCTGAAACAGGAGTGAGAACGTAATGCCGAACGGACTAGGAGCAGGGGACAGTCTAAAGAAGACTGACACATTTTCTTTCTTCAGGGGTGAGCGTGATGCCGTTAGCCCTGGGCGCAGAGATATTGAGCTTTCTGAGCTTTCAACCTACATCAATAATACTGCTGAAAGTGGTGTTTCTGTTGGTGGTGGGACTAGCACAGCAACGACCGACAGGCTTGACGCTTTAGAAAAAAATCTTGGAATAAATTTCCTGCGTGATTCAATCGCAGAAGGATGGACCGTTTTCAATATGTCTGAGGGGGTCACTGATGTATTTGAGGACTATTCTGGCGTGGCAACGTTTACTCTAGACACAAGGGCATCAGACAGCTATTTCACTAACGAGGCACCAGTTCAGCCAGCTCTTTTGATACAATCAGACACGACAACTGGATCAACAACAGTGACGGATCTTAGTAGTAATGGGCTGACATGCACACCAAACAATCAATTTCAGCATGGCAAGACAGTCACTGCAACAGATTGTTTCGGTGGGACGACAACATCTCTTGAGTTTGATGGCGTAGATGATGCCATAACGATCACGCACGACAGTGCTCTAAATTTTGGAACCAGTGATTTTACAATCGAGTTCTGGCTTTATCCGACCAAGACATCTGGGACGACAAACACAGTTCTATATAAAAATGCTGGGGCTCCAAATAAAGGTTGGCGCCTTGATCTAGATTCCGTAAACGATCATCTCTCTTTCGAGTTCTCTGCTCAGGGTGATGGGTCATCTTCCACTATTGTATCTGCCGACGATGGATCAATAACGAAGAACGCATGGAATCACTGCTCGGTTTGTCTTGTCGGCACAACATTGACGTTTAGGGTTGATGGGGAGAGCGTCGGCACTGGGACTGTTCCAAATGGAGTAAATGATACAACCAACAATCTTGTTGTCAGCTTCGCTTCTGCGAGTGTTGGGTTTAGCGGATCGCTTGATGATTTAATTATTATTCAGGGGACAGGGATCAGAACCTCTGATTTTCCCAAGCCCGTAAAATTCTACTCAACAAATACAGCAACAACTGACGGAGTTGTGACGAGTGTAGCTCAGAGCGCGTCGACAGCGCCGACAAACGCCAGAGCTGTTATTTTGCATGACCCAGTTGATTCTTTGACACTAAATACTGACACTGTGTTTGCTGTTAGCCGCGACAATGGAGTGACCTTCACAGATTTCACTCTGACAAAAGAGGCAGATTATGGGACAATAGATGGGGGGAATGTTGAGATATTGTCATCTGACGATCTGTCCATCTCTTCACAGCCATCTGGCACGTCAATGGTTTTTAAATTCACGACAGCCAACACAAAAAAACAACGCTTTCATGGAGCTTATTTACAATGGCGCTAAAGAAAATCACACCAAAGACCTCACTTTCTAAGATCATAAAGCCCCACTCAAAGAAATAGTGGAACTTAAGGCTCTTGTAGCATCCACCTTTAAAAAACATGATCTGGACTAGGTTAAAGTGAATAAGCCGCACATTGTTGACTGGGCGAACGTAGGGATTGGTGCCCTCATCCTTGGGGTAATTGGCTGGATCGCGCAGGATCTAAATGTCGTCAAAAGTGACATGTCCGACACCCGCGAAGAGGTCGCAGAGACAAAGGGTGCCATCCAATACGAAACACAGCTTTTGAAGGAACTCAAAGAGGACTATGAGAACCTCGATGGCAAGGTGGATAAGATTGATGATAGGCTTGTGAAGGTCGAAACTAGACTGGGCATGGAGGAGTAGGATGATTCTAGAGCTTGCGTCCTTCCTGGGCACATCGGTAGGTGGCAAGCTGTTCGGGATCATTGGAGACGCCATAGCCGATTCGAGGCAGGCGGAGAGGGACAAGAGGAAGTTTGACCATGAAGCTAATCTGGCCGCAAGGGGGCAACTCAAAGATCATCTTGCCATGTTTAATCAGGCTGATGCAAGTGGCCATTACTCTCCTCTTGCTTGGGTCGTTGCTTGCTGTGTTGGGCTGTTCTGCGTCACCTACTGTCTCGCGACCCTTTACTGTTTTCTCGACCAACCTACAGACCTCGTCCTATCCAAAGACCCACATCACCAACAACAAGGTCTTGGAGATGTCTAAAATGGGTGTTGGCTTCCTCATGTCTTATCCCATTATTTTTATTCTGTCTATGGTGGTCGGGGGCGACAGGCCGAAAGGGCGCTAGGCTTGGCCAGTGAGTTCCAGATAGAGGTTGAGGGTATCCAAGAACTAGCCAAGCGGTTCGGTGATCTAGACAAGGACGGCAGGAAGAGGATGGCTAAGGCCATCAATCTCAACGCTGTGAAGTTCAGCCGTGAGGTGCGGAAGAGTATCACCAAGAGGACGGGGCGACATAAGAAATACAGGCGAGGCGGGAAAAACCATTGGTCATCTAGCCCCCGCAGAGCCCCAAACAGCGACACGGGGGACCTAAGAAAGTATATACGGATCACCACGAGGGCAGGCCAAACACGTCTCGGAGCCATCGTGATCTCTGGAGCAAAATATTCTAGGGCTCTAGAGGAGGGTTTTACGCTGAAGCCAAGGAGGAGGACTTTCGTTCTGGCTAGTGCGGCAAACAGAAGGCGAAGCGGTCCAGAAGGGCCAGCCAATTACAAGGTCGCTCCAAGACCCTTCATGGCTCCTATGCTCAAAAAGCTAGAGCGTGAGTTTGTCGCACGAATGAAACAGAGCATAATAGGTATCCTATGATCGTCTTCTCCCAAATCCTAGCGTCTGTTCAAACGGCTTTAACTGGTGACGCAAGCCTGACGGCTGTGGTCCCAGCTACGAACATCGGCAACCATCTCAAGGATGAGACGACGTTCCCTCATATCCTCTATGGTTTCGATGCAGAGGATTCTGGGGTGAAGGGTCAGACCTCTTATGTGATATCACTAACGCTTGACGTTTGGACTGCTTACAGGGGTGAGGCACAAGTCTGGCAGATCAACGACTTGATTGTGGACATCCTCGACAGGAACCCAGTGACGATTGCAAGCGGGACAGTTTCGTACCAAAAGCTCAGCTCTGTGAACGTGGTGACTGAGGGTGACGGGCGAACTCGACATGGTACAATAGTTTACAACCTGATGGTGACGGAGTAAAAATGGCAACTTATCCAGGCGAAGATCTAGTTCTTAAGGTCGCTACCTCTGCTGGTTCGACCGCCTACACGACTGTGGGGCTGATGACTGAGCACACGATGACAATCTCAAACGAGAGTGTCGATATCACTACCAAGGACGATGACCGATGGTCTTCGTCTGCTCCTTACGGGAAACGTGAGGTTACTGTCTCTGGGTCAGGTATCGTCTCTGACAATGCGGCCTTCGCACAGCTTGAGGCGGTTGTTGAGACATCTGGCACCAATCTTGCCTACCAAATCGCCTATGGTAACTCCAAGACCGCCACTGGATCCTTCATCCTGAACTCACTGGAATACACTGGCGCGAACAACACGGCTCAGACATTCTCCATCTCCATGGTGTCTGACGGAACCATCACTTTCGCATAACCCCACGACCCTAGCTTGTTCGTGCCCTCGACGGGCTAGGGTCACCTTTTAGAGGGCATCGAGGGCACCAGATGAACAAGTACACAGGCACGTTCGAGATCACGCTACAGGGCAAGGAATACACTCTCAGGCCATCATTTGAGGCCATGATTGAGTTTGAGGACAAGACTGGGCAGGCGGTCAACGAGGCTTTTCTTGAGATGGTCGAAGGAAAAATGAGCTTCAAGGTCATCGCTTCCGCTCTCTGGGCAGGAATTAAGGGTGAGGCGTTGTGGCGAAACGATCCCAGCTATGAGCTGAAGTTCCCTGTGGTTGGCGAGATGATCAAGAAGGATGGTCTTCAGAATCATGTGGCGTCTGCTTCCAAGTTCTTCACGATGGCCCTGGTCCCAGAGGAGGATCAGAAGCGTCTGGCTGAAGAGGAGCCGCAGGAACCATCAAAAAAAAACACATAATCAACTGGTGGGTTTTCGTTGCCCAGATTGTTGATCGGTTCCACATCCCAATGCGTGAGGCTTGGTCGATGACTCTACGAGAGTACACGATGCTGTGTAAAGCACCGAAAGCCAAGGCTGTAACCTCAACCTATGACAAAAGCGATCTTGACGATATACTAGCAACATTCGAGGTCAAGGCACTTTAGATGGCATCACAGGAGGAGTTGATCGTTAAGATCGGGGCTGATCTTGACGAGATGAAGCGGGAGATGAAAACCGCTGGCAAGCTCCTCGGCAAGATGGGCGATGAGTCAAAGAAGACTGGCAAGACGATGTCGGTCTCTTTTGCGAAGGCTACTGTTGCGGTTACGGGCCTCGCAGTTGCATTAAAAACTACAACAAGCACCCTGAAGGCCGTGACGCTTGATGTGGTTGAGAACGCAAGGGAACAGGCATTCTGGGCCAATCGACTAGAGGTTAGCAAGGAATCCTTCTCTAGTTTGGTGGCTGTAGGCATGAGGTTTGGGGCCGAGATGGATGATGTTGGTGATGCCATCAAGGATGTGAATGAGCGTATCGCAGACGCGGCAAGGGGGAACAAGACATACGAGGAAGCCCTGCGAATGATAGGTCTTCGCTCTAGGGATTTGATAAACCTGCCAGTTGAGGATCAGTTTCTAAAGGTGGCTGACGCCATCGGGAAGATGTCAAACGCTGGTGATCAGAACTTTGCCACAGCGGAGTTGATGGCTGACGCTGGTTTTAGGCTTCTTGAGATGTTCAGGCTTGGCGCTGAAGGCATCGAAGAGATGAGGACTGAGCTTGAGACTACGAATGTGGCATTGTCCAAGATGGACTTTGAGACTCTGGAGAGACTCAACAAAGACATCCTGATGGCCAAGGAGAATGCTGTCGGCCTTGGAAATCGCTTGGCTGTCCTTGCCGCTGGTCCTATATCTGCTTTGGCTGAAAAGACAAAGGAGTGGAGCAACGCCCTGGTAGAAGGGGTTCTAGGTACAGAAACAGCAAAGAAGTTGCAAGCCTACAACACAATGGTTGAGGCCGCTAGCGAGATAGCAAACAAGGCCACAGACAAATTGATTGAGAATGAAAAGGAAGTTCAGCTTGCCGAAGTGACAATTCAAGGCGAACGGGTCAGCATGTTGGAGCAATTCCTTGAGCAACAAAGCGAAGTCAGAAGGGCCGCTAGAGAAGCTCAGATTATGGATGAGCAGATGTTTAACGATCAGCTCTACGCAACAGAGAGAGCCCACGCTGAACGGATGTCCATGCTTTGGAACTCTGGACTAAAGGGTAGGATGGAGGTGGCCAAGGGATTCTTTGGGTCCATGTCTGTTCTGATGCAGACGGAAAATAGGAAAATGTTTGAGATTGGCAAAGCCGCCGCCATCGCGAATGCAACCATCTCCACTATTGAGTCAGCTCAAAAGGCCTTCAATTCATTGGCTGGCATTCCAGTCATCGGACCAGCTTTGGGTGGAGCCGCCGCCGCCGCCGCTATTGCCGCTGGTGTTGCTAGGGTCCAGCAGATTTCAAGTACCACTATGGGCGGTGGAGGAGGAGGCGCTGGGGCAGTATCGGCATCTGCATCACCTGAGACTGGAGCTGTTGCCGCCCCAGAGAATGTGATAGATGCCACTTTTAACCTACAGACTGAGCAGGGCTTTGTCTCTACCGATCAGATTCGTGGTGTGGCCTCGGGGCTGAATGAATTTATTGAAGATGGTGGACGAATCAGAAGCGTGAGCGTGATCTAATGGCAAATCTCTCCAAGGTTCTTTACTCAAATGTCCTGCGGGACGCTACGACAGTCGCCTACTCAGGGAGCGAGACAAGTGGGTTTGAAAAGGAAAACGCAACAGACTATTTCGATTGGACTCTTTTTCGCACTAGCTCTGGCACTACCAACCTTGATTTTACTGTCGGGTCTGATACGGATCTTGACTCTGTTAGCGTTTACACTAAGACAGTCAGCGGAACGAATAGTATCACGCTTCAATATGAGTCTTCACCATCAGTATTTACGACTCTCAAAACTTATTCGGCAGTATCGGGCATCCTGACCTTTGACACATTCAGCGGGATAACTGTTTCCAGTGGCAGAAAGATCAGGTTCTCCATCGTCTCAGCTACTAGCATTGATATTAGACAGCTCTGGGCTGGTGAGTACATGGAATTCCAGAGGGGCCAGTGGGCCAGTGCAACGCCTCCAACGCTCACGCAAGGCATAAAGGTGTCAAACAACATCAGCGTGAATGGGTCTTTTCTTGGCCGATCAATAAAGCGAGTCGAGAGGGCTGGGAAGATCATGCTTGAGCATCTGACCTCAGACTGGGTCAGGGATACATGGGAGCCATTCGCTGATCATTGTACGCGCTATCCGTTTGTTTATCTCTGGTCAGACAACTCGGCCCTGTCTTCAGAGGTCGGGTATTGTTTCGCTGAAAAGATTGTGGTCCCCAAGAACGCAGGCAACTCATTCATGTCTGTGGACATGCCTCTCAGAATGTTGGTGGCTGACTCAGAGGCTCCCTGATTGGCTTATGACACACAGAAGACCCTCATGGGTCGGGAGCTTTGCGTTATAGCTGAGATTGATTTTAACGCCTGCTCTCTGACGCATGGAAACGCACCATGCACATCAACAGCAACGGGTGACGCTAAGTGCTTCAACT